GCTAAATCCGACCATGGCAACGTTGATCGAGCGCCTTGAGAGAGTCATGGCAGAGAAGAACTGGGAACACGCCGACCTGATGCGTGTGTCCGGTCAATCCTCATCTGTCGTATCGCAGTGGCTCGGTAAAGGCTCCAAGGAAATTAAGACCATCGGCAAGCACGAGGCCGCCGAAGCTATCGCGCGCGAATCCGGATTCAGCGCACTCTGGATTGCGAAGGGCCTGGGGCCTGAGAAACCAGCAACACGCGAACCTGCTGTCGAACATTCACACCTCCCCGTCCGAGGGGTGGCTCACGACATGAGCCATGCCAGAAACACAGAATCACTCCCAAGAATCAGATGGGAGGAACTGATGACTGCTGATCTCAGCCGGCCATTCGAGCTGGAAGTCGTCGATGACGCGCTCGCGCCGGAAATATTCAAGGGCTGCATCGCATTGCTTGATCCTGGGCGAACCCCTGAAGCAGGGTGGCCCGTGCTCGTGAAAGACCGTGACGGCAATCACTATCTCCGGGACTACAAAGTCGGTGCAGGCACGAGATGGAGCGCAGTTCCTAGAGCGGCACAAAAGGAACACTTTGACGCACTCGACAACGTCGCCCATGAACTGGTGATCGTGGCCGCCATGGACGGATACAAGCGCCCCAAGCCATGATCTACAGGCACCGCTCGGCTTACGCCCGCAACTGCCGCAAAGTAGGCGCAGCGCTTCTGTTCATTGCGAGCACCAGCGCATTGGCGGACATGGAAGTTGGATCATCCTTCTGGCTCCATGCGGAGCGGCCCGACTGCCAGAGCGAAGCAAGAAAAGTCACAAAGCGGCCCACCGTCTTTGCAATTGGCGAGCCAGCCTTGACGACTGAGTCACGCCTGACCGTGAGCTCAGTTTTCAAACTCGACGGCGTCAGTTACTACGCGTTGGAAGTTGATGAGGTCGGCCCGCTTTACATGGCAGTAATGCACGGCAGAGCGATTCGTCCGAGTAGCGACGTCGAGATAGGTTGGGGCGCCGTGCCGTGCATCAGCATGATTTCTTCGGCTGAATGGTCATCACGCAGAGGGGCGATTCGGCAAAAGGCAGAGCAAGCAGCTGCAGCATCCGCTGCCGAGCAAGACCGGCGTGCAAAACTGCCGGGCGCGCGTCTTGGCATGACAACGCGGCAAGTCCGCGACGGTACCAGTTGGGGTCCGCCAGCCCGCGTAAACACACTGACAACAGCAAAGGGTGTGCGCGAGGTTTGGCACTACGGGTCAAGCCAGGCCCTCTACTTCTTCAACGACAAGCTCATCGCGATAGAGCAATAGCCTTCCTGGCTGCCCCAGGGTTAGCTCGCTGACACTTTTTTGTTTAGCACGCTTGCATTCTGCTGTTAGCGTGCTAATCTTCTCCCATCGCACCAACACGGAGGCAGCGATGGGACTCACCAGCCAACAACAGGAAGCGCTGCGCGTCTTCCATGAGGTCAAGGACAGCCACGCACCGCTGACGGCCGGCCAGGTCGCCGCGCTGCAGCATCTGACCCAAGAGGTCATCGACCACGAGCAGGTCGAGCGCCTGAAGCAGTTCGCCCGCGACACGGCCCGCATCAACCCGCGGCTGCTGTCGGACGTCGAGTCCGGCCTGGTGCGCCCCTGCGCCGACCTGACCCGCCTCATGGACAGCTTCTACGGGGTGCAAGCATGAACGCCGGCCGCGCCTCCCAACCACAGGCCGCAGCCGCCCTGCAGGCCTTCTTTAACGCCCAGGTGGCCGAGGCCATGCCCAAGGCCATCCGCGCGCAGCTGAGCGACGCGCAAGCCCTGGGCCACTGGCTGCACATGGCCAGCCTGCGCATCAAGCCCGGCCTGTTCGGCGTGCTGGATGCGGCCGACACGCCCATGCTGGGCTCGCTGAGCGCGTCCACGCTGCTGGTGCTGCTGTTCGACCAGCGCCAGCCGGCCGAGATCACCCAGGCCGCGCGCGACGCGCTGCTGGGCCGCTACCTGGCCGACGAGGACGTGCAGGCCCTGGCCATCGCCCAGGCCACCCTGATGGCCCGCCAGGCGGTGCAGGCCCTGGCCAAGCAGCCCCAGGCCGAGCAGCTGCGCCGCGCTGAGGCGCAGAGCCTGTACGGCGCCGAGCACGGCGTGCCGGGCGTGGCGCCCACCGTCACCCTCACCGCCGAGCAGATGGCCGCGGTGGACGACACGATGGGGCTGCAATGCTGAGCCGCGGCATCACCACCCTGCTGATCGCGCTGGTAGGCGCGCTGGCCCTGGTGCTGGCCGGCTGCGGCGGCGGCGGTTGCAACCCCTGCGCGCCCGATGTGCCCACGCCGGCGGTGGACTGCAAGGCCAAGCCGGACGCGTGCAAATGACCACCCCCGTCAACCACCTCACCACGCCCGCCGGCCTGGTGCTGGCCGTGTGCGTGTGCTGCAGCCGCCGCAGCAAGGCCACCAAGCCCGACAAGGATGGCGAGCCCCAGCTGTTCGGCTTGGCCAAGGGCTGGAGCCAGGCGCCCTACCCCGCGCACTACGAGCACCGCGACGGCTCGCGCGGCTCTACCTACACCTGCCCGGCCTGCAACCGGCGCCTGCACAAGGGCGAGACCCTGCGCCAGCGCAACGGCACCGGCCCGGCCATCAGGAGCGTGAAATGACCACCCGCACCCTGCGCACCTCCCCCACCCTGGCGCAGCGCCTGCGCCGCCTCGTCACGCGCGTGCGGCTGCGCGTGCTGCGCCTGCACCTGACCTGCCTGGTGGACGAGCGCGAGCACTACACCGCCCTGGGCTGGACGGGCCCGGTCTACCTGCGCGAGAGCTACGCCATGCAGCGCCGGCTGATGACGCAGATCCGCGAGCTGGAGGCCAACCTGTGAGCGCCGACGTCGTCACGCTGCCTGGTTCCGGCGACCTACCGGAATGCCCGGTTCAGATTGAGCGAGCCAAGTTCAGCATGTGCCAGCACGACCGGATCGTGCTGGACGAAGAACGCCGCGTTGTGCGCTGTGCCGCATGCAGCAAGGTGTTCGACCCGTTCACCTATCTGCTGGGCAACGCTCAAACGATCACGCGCGCTTGGGCTGACTACCGCTTTGTTCAGCAGCGCCTGCAAGAGAAGCAGGCCAGCGTCGAAGCGCTGTCGGCAGAAGAGAAGCGCCTCAAGGCTCGCGTCAAGACCGCCAAAGAGAAGGTTGAGCCCGGCATAGACATCAAGGGGAAATGGCTGTGAACGCCGTGCTGAAGCCCGCCGCGCCCAAGCGCGTGCGCAAGTCCATGAGCGCCGAAGACGCGCTCCTGCTGGCCAAGCCCGCGCCGATGCCTGACCGGACCCAGCTGCTGGGCGGCAGCGATGCCGCGGCGGTGCTGGGCGTGAGCGACTGGATGACGCCGCTGCAGCTCTACCAGCGCAAGGTGGGCACCGCGCCGCCCGAGAAGCCCAACCCGCGCCTCGACAGCATCCGCCGCGCCGGCCACGAGCTGGAGCCGCACATCCTGCGCCTGCTGCTGGCCAAGCTGCGCGAGCAGGGCCTCGAGGTGGAGCTGCTCGCGCGCAACCAGCGCTATGTGGACCAGGAGCACACCTTCCTGGGCTGCGAGATCGACTTCGAGCTGCGCCTCACCGGCGTGGCCCAGATCAACGGCGACGACGTCACCTTCGACGGCGAGCACATCAACGGCGACTGCAAGAGCAGCCAGGGCTTCTGGCGCTGGAAGTGGGGCGCCGAGGGCAGCGACGACGTGCCCATCGCCTACGCCGCGCAGTTCATGCACGGCCTGGGTGTCACCCGCCGGCGCTGGTGCATCGTGGCCGCGCTGATCGGCCTGCACGACGTGGCCATCTTCTGGGTGCGCAACGACCCCGAGACCATCGAGGCAATGCGCGCGAAGGAGGTGGACTTCTGGCTCAACCACGTCCAGACCAGGCTGGAGCCCGACCCCATCAAGTTCAGCGACATCCGCGCGCTGTTCCCGCAGGACAACGGCAAGACCTACGAGGCCACGCCCGAGGTGGCCGACATGGTCCGCCAGGTCGAGAAGCTGCAGGGCCAGGTCTCGCGCGCCGAGGAACAGATCGAGGCGCTGAAGGTCTCCATCGGCGAGTACATGGGCGACGCGCTGCGCCTGACCATCCAGGGCCGCGAGGCCGTGACGTTCAAGCACCAGCGCATCACCAAGATCGACGAGCAGGCGCTGCGCCGTCAGCACCCCAGCCTGGCCGCCTTGGTCGAGAAGACCTACGAGACCCGCGTGATGCGGTTCCGCCGGCGCTGACCACTTCACCACCACCCACCGGAGATCCACCCGCAATGAGCACATCCGCACTGCGCGCCGCCGCCACCGGCAAGGCCGCGCCCAACCCTCTGGCGTCGTTCTCGTCCTTCATGGACAAGTTCAAGCCGCAGTTGTCCCTGGCGCTGCCCAAGCACCTCACGGCCGACCGCATGGCCCGCCTGGCGCTCACCGCGTTCAGCACCACCCCCGCGCTGCAGAAGTGCGACCCGCGCAGCATCGCCGCCGCGGTGATGACGGCCGGCCAGCTGGGGCTGGAGATCGGCGTCAACGGCCAGGGCTTCCTGGTGCCCTACGGCAACACCTGCACCTTCGTGCCGGGCTGGAAGGGCCTGCAGGACCTGGTCAACCGCAGCGGCCGCGCCACGAGCTGGACCGGCGCCGTCTTCGAGGGCGACGAGTTCGACTACCAGCTGGGCGATGCACCGTTCGTGCATCACCGACCGGGCGACGAGGATGACCCGCGCAAGATGACGCACGTCTACGCCGTGGGCCGCGTGAACGGCAGCAACTGGCCCATCGTCGAGGTGTGGACCATGGCCAAGGTCTGGAAGCACCGCGACAAGTACAACAAGGTGGGCCCGCGGCACTACAGCTTCCGTGACCAGGAGATGTACGCCCGCAAGGTGCCGCTGCTGCAGGTGCTGAAGTACCTGCCCAGCTCGGTGGAGCTCTCCAACGCCCTGGCCGTGGCCAACGCGGCCGAGGTGGGCCAGCGCGCCGACATCCTGGAGGGCTGCGTGTCCGTGTCCGACATCGACGGCATGGACGGCGCCACCAGCGCGGCCGAGTTTGTCGAGCGCATCGAGCAGGCCGCGGACCGCGAGAGCGCCGAGGCCATCCTGCAGCAGGCGCTGGCCTACGGCCTCACGCCGCAAGACGCGGCCCTGGTCGAGCGCGCCTTCTCGAAGAAGTGGCCGGCCCAGGCCTGACGCACCCCATCCCCACCACCGTACAGGAGAACCACGTGCTCAGAATCGACACCTTCACCGCGACGCGCCTGCTGTCGCTCAACGTCCGCACCGAGAACCACGGCGATGGCCTGGCCCGCGCCATCGACCTCAAGTGCCAGATGGACGCACCCAACACCTTCCTCAACCAGCTGGCGCCCGAGCTGCTGGCCATGCTCTTCATGCCCGTGGAGCAGGACAACCAGGCCAAGCTCGAAGGCGTGCCCGAAACCCTGCCGCTGCTGCGCACCCACGCCATCCAGTGGCCCATGGCGCTGGAGGGCGACTACAGCGGCTACCAGGTCACCGTGGACCGCGGCCTGGGCGGCAGCTCCAACATGGTCCTGCAGGAGGTCAAGCTCAACAAGCTGAAGCTCACCTGCATCGAGGGCGGCAGCGTGCAACTGCAGTTCCGCCTGCAGGTGTCCAACGTCGGCGACGAGGTGATCGGCCGGCTGTCGAGCTACATCAAGGCCGAAATGTTCATCGCCCTGCTGCCGCCGCAGGTGAAGCCGGCCGCGATCGACGGCAGCCAGGCCGCGTTCGACGCTGACCACCCCGAGGCCGGCAAGGCGGCCGACGACAAGCCCGCGCCCACCGGCCACGAGGCAGGCGACACCTTCGCCGACAACGAGGCCGCCGGCCTCAACAAACCCGCCAGCGAGGTGCCGCCCGCGCCCAAGAAGCGCCGCGGCAGCGCCAACCGCCCGTCGCTGGCGGTGGTGGGTAGCGAGGAGGCTGCAGCGTGATCGTGGCCCGCGACAAGGTTCGGGCGTGCGTGGAGCGCGCCCTGCTGCTGGACCCGAACAGCGACACCGAGGCCGCCATCGCCTCCACCGCGCAGGCCCTGGGCTTGCCTGTGGAGGCGGTGCGGGAGTGCGTGGAAAAAATTGAGGAGCCGGTATGAAACCCGTAGTCATCTATCACGCCAACTGCGCAGATGGCTTCAGCGCCGCGTGGTGTTTCTGGCGCAAGTACGGCACTGGCGCCGACTACCTGGCCGGGGTCTACCAGCAGACGCCGCCCGACGTGACCGGCCGCGACGTGTACCTCGTGGACTTCAGCTACAAGCGCGCCGTCGTCGAGCAGATGCTGGCCACCGCCAACAGCGTGACGTTGATCGACCACCACAAGACCGCCATCGAGGATTTGCAGCCGCTGTTTATGCAGGACAGTTGGACCGGCGAGCCCAAGCAACTGGCGCACTTCACCGATCTGAATCGCAGCGGCGCCACGCTGGCCTGGGACTACCTTTTCCCCGGTGAGGACAGGCCGCTGCTGCTGGGCCACGTCGAGGACCGCGACCTGTGGCGGTTCAAGCTGCCCGGCACCCGCGAGATTCAGGCCTTCGTTTTCTCGCACGAATACAGCTTCGAGCAGTGGGACAAGCTCATGAGCGCCGATCAGGTCGAGCTGCTGAAGATGACTGCGGCCGGCGCTGCCATCGAGCGCAAGCATCACAAGGACGTGGCCGAGCTGGTAGGCGTGTGCAAGCGCCGCATGGAGATCGGCGGCTATGACGTTCCGGTGGCGAGCCTGCCCTACACGCTGGTCAGCGATGCCGCCCACGAGATGGCCAAGGGCGAACCGTTTGCGGCCTGCTACTGGGACACGGCTGAGGGTCGTGTGTTTGGCCTGCGCGCGAGCGATGACGGCCTGGACGTGTCTGACATCGCCAGACAGTATGGTGGCGGCGGACACGCCAAGGCGGCCGGCTTCAAGGTGCCGAGAGATCACCAACTGGCACAAGCCTGATGCGCACCCTATCCATCCGCCAGCCCTGGGCCTGGCTCATCGTGCACGGCCACAAGCTGGTCGAGAACCGCGACTGGTCCACCGAGTTCCGCGGCCGCTTCGTCATCCACGCCGGCGTCAGCCTGGTGCAGCGCGACTACCGCGAGACCCAGGCCTGGGTGCTGGACACCACCGGCATCGTGGTGCCGGACTTCACCGACCTTGAGCAGGTGCCACGCGGCGGCCTGGTGGGGGCGGCCACGCTGGTGGACGTGGTGCGCGACATGGACGACCCGTTCTTCACGGGGCCGTTCGGCTTCGTGCTGCGCGAGGCGCGGCCCATCCCCTTCGTGCAGTGCAAGGGCCAGCTGGGCTGGTTTGACGTGCCGCGGAGCGTGCTGGAGGCCGAGCATGCGTAGAAAGCCCCGCCCGGTCCACCTGAACGCCGTGCAGCGTGCCGTCACCGACGCAGCCGCCCTGCCGCGCGCCGCGGTGGCCACGGCCTGCGCCGGCGTGCGGGAATCCCTGCGCCGGTTCAGCGCTGCGGACCACCCGCGCGAGCACTGGGCCAGCATGGCCGACGCGCTCAACGTGGCCGAGGAGCTGGCCGCGCACGGCATCTGCTCAGACGCCGACAGCTGCCAGCTGATCCTGGCGGGCCAGCAGGTGCTGGCGGACGTCATGGCGCGGCACCAGGCAGGCGCCTCGTGGACGCTGCGCGGGCCCGAGATCGCCACGCTGAGCGACGCGCTGGAGCGGCATTGCATCCAGCTGCAGTTCGCCAGCTACCGCGAGTACGAGGCAGCCATCGCGGCCGTGCGCCGCAAACACGCCCAGTACCTGGCCGGCAATGCGCCGAAGAGTGCTGTGGTGGTCACATGAGCGATTGCATGACCATTACCGCCTACCCGCTCACCTGGCCCACAGGCTGGAAGCGCACAGATCCGTCGCAGCGTGAGCATGCGCGCTTCGGCAAGAAGGTCACGCGCTCGGGCAGCAACTGGGCCCGCCACGAGGAACTGACCGTCGCCGAGGCCACTGCCCGCGTGCTGGCCGAGCTGCAGCGCATGGGCCTGGGCCGCGATGACGTCGTCATCAGCACGAACCTGGTGCTGCGCATGGACGGCCTGCCACGCAGCGACCAGAAGGCGCCATCTGACCCGGGCGCCGCCGTGTACTGGCAGGACCGAGCCGGCGGTCGCAAGGTCATGGCCATCGATCGCTACCACCGCGTCGCCGACAACCTGGCGGCCGTGGCGGCGACGCTGGATGCCATGCGCGCCATTGAGCGCCACGGCGGCGCGGCCATCCTGGACCGGGCCTTCACCGGCTTCACGGCCCTGCCGGCGCCTGGTGCCGCTGCGGCGCCGCGGCACTGGCGCGACGTGCTGTGCGTTGGCACTGCGCACCTGAGCGCGCAGCAGCTCAAGGACGTGTTCCGCCGCTGCGCCAGCGCCGCCCACCCAGACAAGGGCGGCAGTGATGCGGACATGGCCGCCGTCAACGCAGCCTATGAGCAAGCCAAAGCGGAGCTGGGCTATGACTGACCAACAGAACGCGGCCGGCGTGCCGGCAGGGTGGCAGCTGGTGCCGGTGGAGCCGACGCCGGAGATGCTTAGCAAGCACAGCGAAAACACCGATGGCCTTGATGCGTTCACAGCACGGAGAGACTGGACCGCCATGCTCGCCGCCGCCCCGCAGCCCGAGGCCGCGCCTGCCCGACTGAGCGGCCGCGCCGCTATCGTCAAAGCGTGGAACGATCTGCCCGACGCTTGGCGGTGCCATCCGGCTCTGAAGCAGCTCTATAAGGCTGCGCAGGAATGCGAGGACGGCGAGGCCCCATCCCCAACGCCTGCAAACCCAGATGCGCGTGAGGCTTTCGAGGTGCATGCGGAGAAGCGGGGGCTCCAGCTTGACGAGCAGCTTTGCGGCATCTCTGGCGCCGGAGCCGCCTATGTCTACGCCGAGACGGTCGAGGCGTGGGAGGCATGGAGTGCCGCTCTTGCCACCAAAGCCCCAGCGCCGGCACAGCAGGCGGTGGGCGAGGTCGTCGTCACCTGGGACGAGCATCGCACGCGCATCCTGGCCGTGACGCGGCAGGACGATGAGGGCCGCATCTTGAGCGTCATTGCAACGGCTCCGAAGGCCGCCCATGCGCCCGCCGAGGGCTGATTTCAATACCCCCTTGCCAAGGATGACCATGACCATCGACCTGAGCCCAACACAGCGAAAGGTGCTGATCGTGCTGGCGCGCAATCAAGTCGCCATACCGCTCGCCGGCAAGGGCCGCGCCCCGTACCTCAGCGCTGCCCGAGCGCTCGTGCGCAAGGGCCTGGCCTTCGCCGGACAGCACACCGGCCACTACGGCGCAACCGAGGCTGGCCGCGCCGCGGTGGCTGATTCCTGACACAACCCACACCCGCCACCATGACCGAAATCCAAGACACCCAGGCTGCACAGTGGACGGTAACCGTCGCCGGGCCAGATGACGTGCATCGCTTCGACACCGAGCTGGACGCGCTGCGCTTCGCCAACCAGGTGAACCGCACCTATCTGGCCGATCTGCTGGCGCATCCGGGCGACGAGGTGCTGTGCCTTGCGACCGTCACCGACGCGTCGCCGTCCATCGCCGCCGCCGGGATCAAAACGCATCCCTGGGGAGAGGTTGACGACAGCGGGCCAAGCGACCCGTTCAGCAATACGGAGTTCGGCGACGATGCTATCCAAGCCCCCGATGCCGCCGCCCTGGCCGCACCAGCACCCCAGGCAGCGGCAGAGCCGGTCGCGTGGGCCGTCTACTGGGGCTTGCCTCCGAATCGCAAGCACAGTGTCCATTTCGAGCGCGCAACCGCTGAAGGAGTTGCAGCCACTATCAAGAGCGCGACCGAAATTCGCCCGCTCGTTCTGGCAGCTCCCACAGGGGCAGCGCCTGCGCAAGCCAACGTGGCGCGGACTGCGCCGAAGAGCATCTATCTCGTGATCGGTGAGGGCTGCCCGCCGGAAGCCGACTTCACGGACTGCGACGAAGTGACCTGGTGCAAGGACAAGATTGATGCGAACAGCATCAAGTACGTCCGCGCCGATCTTGCGGCCCAGCCCCAGACCAAGCCGGCAGCGCCTGCCGTGGCCCAGGGCGAGGGGACGTGCATCAGCGCCAAGCCGGGAGCCCAGCGTCCGCATAGGCCTGACGACTTCTGCGCCGATCTGCGCTGCGGTCCGATTGGCCAATGCATCCGCACCCCAGCCCCCGCGCCTGCCGCGCCTGCCGTGGCGGCAGATGAGCTGCCGGATGAGCAGGCGGACTGCCTCGTTGACGCCGCCATAGACGCCGCCATGGGCATCGGCGCCACGAAGGGAGGTGAGTGATGAACAGATACCAATTCATTTGCCTGGAGCGTGGCTGCGGCCCGTGCGGAGTCAAGCTAATTGACGCCGTGTATCTGGAGACGCGCACGATGGACGGCAAGCTACTCGTTAGCGAGTCGGAGCCGCGTTTGGTGTCAACGTGCTGTGGAGCGGAGTTTGAAATCTGGGATAACCGGACGGATGACACATCGTCCTATCGCGTCACCATCGGCACCACTGGCGGGGAGGAATCCAAGCCACCGGTACAGGGGAGCGGGTCGTGAGCCGCGAGCACGTCACGCCAAAGGCGACGGGCTGGGCCTACGGGCTCACGGAGCCGGCTGTCGTCGAAGTGGAAGACGCCCTGCAGACGCTTCAGTGGATGTGGGACTACTGCGACGACATCAAGCGCAACCACCGCAGCTTCGGTGGCAACGACATGGTGATGCGTCAGTGGTCGAAGGCGCTGACGGTCATCGAGAAGATGGCCGCCAAGTACCTGGACCGCGAAGGGCCGCCCGAGCCCATAACGCACGAGCAGGCGATTCAGCTCTGGCACCTGGCGGGCGAGGCACATAACCGCACGTCGGCCTTTGAGTGGTTCTCCGCCGGCATCCTCGCCGCCGAGCTGTTCCACAAGGTCATCACGCCGGCCGCCGACACGAAACCCATCCCCTCACAGGGCACCAAGGAGCAGGGATGAAGCACGCGGCCCGTTTCCGCGTCTTCTACGCATGGTGGCCGGTGCCTGAGGTCCGCAACACATATCTGGCCGGCCTTGTAACCGGTTTTGAATTCACCGGCCGCTACTACTGGCGCACCCGCGTCAACGCGGTGAAGAACCGGTACTACGGATGGATCGCATTCGAGGATGCCCAAACCCCGGCGCACCTGGAGCGGTGCCCGTCATGCAAGCAACTGCTTGCGCACACCCAGGAGCAGCCATGACTGACCATGCAGAAAAGCTGGCTGAGGCGCTGAAATTGGCCGAGAGCATCGGGCATGTTGGCTCTGCGCCGACAGAAGATGAGCGTCTGCTTTTCGAAGCCTGGATGCGCGGGCACTGCTGGAAAGTCAGCGGCGAATGGGACGGCAAGCAATATCGGCACGCCAGCGAGCATGCCGGCGACGTTCACCCGCCGACCATGATGACCCGGCAGCTCTTCGCGGCGTGGCGCGACCGTGGCGCCCTCGCCGCCTACCGCGCGCAGCAGGAGCAGGCCCAACAGCTCTCCGTCCTGACCGCCGAGCAGTGCGATGAGTTCCGGCGCCTCCCGCTGTCGTTCAGGGACATGGTGAGGGCGATCTATGCGGCTGGGGAGGCGGCTGCGCTTGAGAGGGCCGCAAGGGTTGCAGAGCAGAACCCAACACCGAGATTCTTCATAGGGAGCTGCGAAGCCAACGCTATCCGCGCCCTCATCAAGACCAGCGGAGCATGACCATGGAGGCCCTCGCCACCGAGTTCCTGTCAGCGTCCGAGGTCAAGGATCTGACCGGCCGGGCCACACCAGAAGCCCAGGCGGCCGAGCTGACCGCGCAGGGTCTGCCGTTCAAGCGCCGAGGCTCCCGCGTCCTGGTCAGCCGCTGGCAAGTGCGCGAATGGCTGGCTGGCAAGCCCATGGCACCATCCAGAGGCCCACGCCTCGAACTCGTCCGATGACTGGCCAGCACCCCCGCCTTCGATCGCACTCGCGCCGCCGCAAGAGCGGGCGCGTGGTCGTCTACTACTTCTACGACATGCGGCCGGACGGCAAGCCTGATGTGCCGCTGGGCACCGACTTTGACCAGGCCCTGGCCAAGTGGCGCGAGATCCATGAGCGCGCGCCGCGCATCGCTGGCACGCTGGAAGAGGCCTTCACGGACTGGGAGCGCGACGTGCTGCCCAACTACTCCAGCGCCGAAACGAAGCGCGGCTACACGAAGAACCTGCGCCAGCTGCGGCCGGTGTTCGGCGAAGCGACCTGGGACCAGGTGGACCTGCCGTCGCTCAAGGCCTACCTGCGCGCGCGCACGGCCAAGACGCAGGGCAACCGCGAGATGGCGCTGCTGTCCGTGATCTGGAACTGGGCGCGCGGCGAGGGCTACACCAGCCTGCCGTGGCCGGCCGCCGGCATGGAGCGCAGCCGCTGGAAAAACCGCGAGGCCGCGCGCGAGTTCGAGGTGACGCCCCAGCTGTTCGCCGCCGTCTATGCGGAGGCCGACCAGGTGCTGCGCGACTGCATGGACATCAGCAGCGCCACCGGCATGCGCCTGACCGACGCGCGCCAGGTGCTGCTGCCGGCTGGCGATGTGCTGCGCCTGAAGGCCAACAAGACCGGCAAGAAGGCCGACTTCGACCTGAGCCTGTCCGCCGTGCTGCCAGACCTGATCGAGCGGCGCCGCGCGCTCAAGGCCGACCACCTGATGCTGCTCTCCACGCCCGACGGCCGCCCGGTGTCTCAGCGCATGCTCCGGGACCGGTGGGACGAGGCTCGCCAGCGCGCGGCGGTGCGAGCCTACATCGCGAACGACGACGAGCTCGGCCGCAGCATCCGGGCCATGTACCTGCGCGACATGCGCAAGATGGCCAGCGACCTAGTGGAGACCGATGAGGAGGCCGCAACCCTGCTCCAGCACGGCAACGTTGCGCTGACGCGGCGGCACTACCGCACCCGCGCGACAAAGCTTAAGCCGGTCCGCTGACGTGTTCCGCTTCTGCGCGATACCCTGGGGATGAATCAGCGTCGAACGCGGAACGGTTATCGGACCTGTTGCCGATGGCAAAAGGCAATCCGGCGATGGTCTACGGGACTCAAAATCCCCCGCCGCAAGGTGTGCCGGTTCGAGTCCGGCCCTGGGCACCACAGCTCCGACGATGTGAAGCGTTCCGCATCTGTTCGCCGCGGCGTTCCGCAAAGCAGCGACAGGCTCACCCCACGAGCCACCGGCAGGCGCACACTGCGCCGCATGAAGCCGACCGAATTCTGGTTCTGGACGATGACCGACCAATGGGGTCGGCGCCGCCGCAGCCCGTGCCGCTACACAGAGGCCGACGCGCTGGCCATCGACCCCACGGCCACCCGAATAGAGGGCACCTGCGAGGTGCGCAACCTGCCGGAGACGGCGGCAGAGCTCTATGCCGATGCGCCTAGCACCGGGCGCTTCATGGCGTGGGTTCCGCCTGCTGACTCGACTCCCGACGAGCCTTGACCAGCTTGTGGGCCTCGCGCGCCGCCTCCTGCCACTGCGGCTGGCCGGCGACGATGGCCTTGAGCAGCTGCCAGTGCGGCCCGGGCCTGATCTGGATCCAGGCGGCCAGGCTCTCGGGGTCGCGCATGTTGATGATCATCGCGGGGTCAGCGCGTCGTAGGCGCGCTCGCAGAGCTGGCCGGCAAGGCGGGCGTCATCTGCGTAGCGGCCAACTGCTCCCGCAGCCTCATCAAGCCGGCTGAGCATGTCGGCGAGCAGATCGCCGGGGGCGCTGGCTGCCGGGCCGCTGCCGGCAAGGGCGAGATCGCTGGTGGGGCAACGGGCGGCAGCGGCGAGCTGCTGGGCGCGCTGGCGCAGGCCGACAGCAGCAGCATCAGCGCGGCGAGCATCGGCCTCAACGGTCTGGCGGGCGAGGTGTTCGGCATCGAGGGCCTCCTGGAGGACATGCGCGCGGCGGGACTCTTCGGCCCGCGCTTGGGTGGACTGGTCGAGCGCCTGGCTGGCCGCGTCGCGCTGGGCCTGCATCAGCTGCGCGGCCGCGCGCTGGGCGCCGGCCTCGTGCCACTGGTAGCCGGCAAAGGCCAGCAGGGCCAGCAGCACGCCGGCCTTGATGGCGGTGAGCGGCGACATCACGCAAACGCCCTCACCGCCTCGTCGAACAGCTGTTGGCGGTCCCTCAAGCCCAGCAGCGCGGGGCCGTTGATGGCGCGGGTGATGGCCTCGATGTTGCTGGCGTCGGCCAGCTCGTTGCCGCGCGCGCGCACGAAGAACCAGGCCGCGGTGAGCGCGGCATGCTGGGGCTGCAGCAGCAGGTCGGGCTGCTCGACGTAGGGCTGGCCCAGCGCGGCCGCGGCGGCGGCGTAGTTGGCGCGGCCGGTGAGCTGAAGCAGGCCCCGGCCGCGGTAGCGCCAGCCGTCGCCGCTCGCCTCGTCGCCGTTGCCGTTGCGGCCGGCGTAGACGCGATTGGCCAGGGCCTGCGGGCGGCCGCACAGGGCTGCGGCGTCGGCCAGGCTGGTAACGCGGGTGGGCCAGATCTGCCGGATGCGCTCGGCGGTGCGGTAGTAGAGGCTCTCCTCCAGCGTGGTGAAGCCGGCCGACTCGTGCGCGCACTGGCTCACCCAGGCGGCCTGGCGCGCGGGCGTGTTGATGGCGTAGTCGTCGGCCGCGGCGGCCAGCGGCTCGGCCCACTGGCGGGCCTGGGTGGGCGCGATGCCAGCTGCGATGAGGGTCTGGACGGTGATCATGTCCGGCCTCCGGGCAGCACGCTGCGCACATCGTCTGCCGCGTCGCGTGCGAGTTCCCCAAGATCCTTTCCTTCGCGCCGGCCAAGCCAGCTGAACAGCGCACGCACCACCGCCCAGGCTGGCAGGCCGCAGGCGAAGCAAAGCCCGAACAACACCGCCAGGCCCAGCACTCCGGTGCTGGCCAGATCTGCAAGGCCAAGCAAGTGCAGCAGCCAGGCGCCGCCAGCAATAGAGCTGACAAGCGTGCTGATGAGGCCCACGGCCCACTCGCGCGGGCTGCGCGGCGGGGTCATGAGCATGACGACAGCAGCTGCGAGGCCGAAGGCGCCAGCGGTGACGCCGGCAGCGCCGCCGACGAGTTTCCAGCCAGCCAGGCCGGCAGCTCCAGAGGTTGCGGGTTCAGTCACTATGCGATCTCCGTGGTCAGGGTGGGAATGGGCAGGCCGGCCAGCTCGTCGGCGCTGGCGGCGGCGTTGATGGCGGTCAGCAGCTGCCGCAGCGTGGCCTTGTCGGCGTTCACGGCCTGCAGGCGCCGCAGCGCGGCTGCTGGCGGGGCGTCACCCAGGGCCTGGGCCTGGGCGATCTCGCCCACTGGCCGGATGGCGCGCTGGTCCAGCGTGGCCAGGCGCTCCAGCACGGCCGCGGCAGCGTCGCGCTTCAGGGCGGCGAGCGTGGGCTGCATCAGCCAGTCCTGCAGCGGCTCGCTCCACACGGGCGCGGCCCACTCGGTGGCGGCAGGCTCGGGCGGCGTGCACGGGTGCAACGCCAGCACCAGGTCGCCGTGGTCGCTCTGCAGCTCGATGACCCTCTGGCGGCGGTGGTCCACCTCCTCGCCGGGTTGCGCGGCATAGGCGCCGCAGGAATCGGGCGTGTTGAGCGGCAGCGCACGCGGCGGCCCGCTGAAGGTGCGGCCGGTGAAGCGGCCGGTGGACAGCTCGTAGAGGTGCCAGGTCGTGCTCATTTCTGGATCACCTCGACGCGCAGCTGGATGTCGGTGACGATGGTGGAGACGTCGGGGTCCAGCTTCTGGGCCTGGACCACCACCGTGTAGGCGACGCCGGCGGTGACCGAGATGCGGCGCGAGCGCACGATGGCGGCGTTGACGCTGCGGCTGTAGCCCACGTCGTCGTCGCGCGCATAGGTGCGAAGCGGGCCGATCTGCGTGCCGTTGACGGTGACGCGGGTGCTCAGCGACGCGTAGATGGCCGATGCCGCCCCGCTGGCAGGCGTGGTGATGGTGGCGGAGCCCTCGGACGTGATCAGCACGTCGCCGGAAACGCCGGGCGTGAAGCTGATGGAGATCAGGTCCGTGAACGAGCCGGCCGGCACGCCGGTCTGCCCGGTGACGGTGATGTTGGTGGCCGACGTCTGGTAGACCTCGGTGGCCGCATAGTCGGCCAGCTGGGGGGTGTCCACCGACTGGTCACCCACGTAGGCCTGCCAAGTGCCCTCCACGCGCTGGTAGGCCCGGCCGGTGCTGGTGTTGAGCCAGATGGAGCCGTTGGCAACGGCGCCGGGATCGGTGGACTGGCGGTAGACGTCGTTGCGGGTGGCCAGGTCTGCCGGCTTGCCGGTGCCAGTGATTAGCGGCCAGAGCGCGGTGGTAGCAGCAACTCGGGCGTCGGTGACGTCGACGAGCCGTATGTCCTCAGCCGCTTGTTGAACTCCACCGCTGCCGTCGGCGTACTGAAACCACACACCCACCCGAAAGTAGGCGGCGGCGGCCGGAATTGGGCGTGCGGTGCCGGCGCCAAAGTCGGATGCATCGCCATATCGAGTGAATTGCCCGGGCGTCGGCAAGCCGCCGAACGTGTAACCAGCAAACAAGCCGCCCCAGCCGGTATCTGCCCCGGTGATCCGCGTGCCGTCGGCTTTGTACATGTCAACGACCAGGTACATGCTCCTGGCGTTGCCCGCCGCCGCATACAGTAGCGCAGAGAGGTTGTAGGTGCGCGCCGAGCTGATCGGAAACGTCTGCTTGGTCCACGCCCACTTTTCGCCGGCTGTTAACGCCGTGAAGTACTTGACCCCCAAAGCGCCAGAGGCAGTGGATGGGCCATCGACAAAGATTCCAGCGTCCCAAACCCACGCATTGGCTTCATCCAACAGCCCCGGGTCGGCGTTCAACGTGCCACGCGGAATGGCCACGTTGGCGTTCAGCCACTCGGCCGGCGGATTGATGTTGCCGCTCGTCAGATAGAGCGCCGCCGCAGTCACGCTCACCGCCAGCACGGCCGCGCCGCTGGCGTTGCCACTGGTGTCGACGTCCTCCGCATAGAGGTTGTAGCTGCCCAGCGGCGGCCAGGGCCAGACGAGGCCGCTGGCGTCGCTGGTGCCGGGCACCGGCGTGCGGCTGGCATAGGTGGTGCCGTAGCTCCACAGGGTCCGGTCGTAGTCGACCTCGGTGCTGGGCGTGCGAGTGGCGCGCAGCGAGCCGTTGGACACGGTGTAGGCCAGGCCCGTGGGCGTGGCTGGCGTGGCCAGCTTGCCGACGACGATGTGCGTCTTCTGCACGCTCCAGTCGCTGGCGCTGAGGTTGTTGGTGCTGCGCGCTCGGATGAGGTAGGCCGCGCCGTCCTGCACGGGCGAGAGATAGCAGTTGGTGGCGTCGCCCGGCACGGTGGCCGTCAGCCAGGTGCCGGTGGTGTCGCCGACGCGCTGGGCCTGGACCTCGATCTGGCCGCCCTGCAGCACGCTGGGGTCGGTCACCGCGGGCCAGCTCACATAGATGCGGCTGATGATGGTGCCGTCGCCCAGGCGCAGCAGGTGCGAGGTGCCGCTGGCCGGCGTGTTGAGCGTGGGAGGCGTGAGCAGCCAGGGATTGGGCAGCGTGGTCTTGCGGGCGAAGTCGGTGGCCAGGAACTGGGCATCCAGCGTCCAGATGCTGGCGTCGATCTCCTTCAGGGTCAGGTCGATCAGGCCGTCGATACTGAAGCCGGTCTCGATGACCTCGAAAGTCTTGCTGACCCAGCCGAAGCGCGCCAGGCTGAGCGACACCACGTCGAACACCTCCAGCGGATAGGCGCGCAGGTTGCAGCTCATCTTGACCGTGAGGCCGGCGCGCGCGTAGCGGATCTGCGCCTGGCTGAGGAACTGCGCCTGACCGCTGAAGGTCACGGCCGGGTAGTTGATGTCGGTGGCCAGCTCGCGGCCGTCCACGGTCACGTAGGCCGCAGCCACCACCTTGGGGTAGGCCTGGGTCTGCCAGTCCTGCGTCTCGTCGGCAAAGGTGCCGGTGGTGGCGTTGATCAGGTCGGCCCGGCCGCGGCGCGGCTGCACCTGCACCGCCGAGCCGTCATGCAGCCAGGTCTCGTCGATGGCCGCCACCGGCGCGACATAGGAGCCCGCGCGCACGCGCAGCGTGTTGTTGCCCACCACCCAGCGGCCGCCCATGGCCTGGGCGAGGTCGTTGAGCACGTCCTGCGGCCGGCGGTCGCGCGCGGCCACGGTGTCGGCCCGGTAGGTGGCGCGGCGGTAGCTGTTGTTGCCCACCTTGTAGCTGACCACCGCGTCGCAGGCATTGGCCGCGGCGATGACGCTGGTGTCGTCCACCTGGCTGGCGCTGCGGTTGGCGCCCAGCGGGTGCGTCCAGTAGCCGCGCATGAGAAGCGCCGGGTTTTGCGTCCAGGCCGTGGTGCCGGTGCGCGGGTCGTAGCACTTGAGGCCGCGCACCACCGCGCTGACGTTGGGCACGCCGCCGGGGAAGCTGTCGGGGTCGTAGTCGAGCTCCACCACCAGGTAGGCGATGCCGGCGCCGACGTGGTTGCTCGTCCAGTAGGTGGGCAGCGCGGCCTGCAGCGGGCCGTCAGCGGCCTGGCCGGGCGCGCCAAGATACTTGCGGATGCGCGCGCGGCTGCTGCCGGTGCTGGCGTACTGGTAGCTGACGTTGACCGAGGCGCCCGGCGTGGCGCCGGTGAAGCTGATGGTGCGGCCGCTGACGGTGACGGGGTAGCTGACCGAGTCGTTGATGGAGCCGGCCGACACCGCCGAGGCGCTGTTGGGCACGATGTCGACCGGCGCGGTGTAGCTGCCGCTGCCGTCGCCGGCCACCACGCTGACGCTGGCCGTGGCCGTGTAGACGCTGCTGGGCGTGTAGATGCAGACCGAGGGCTGGTAGCTGATGGCGACCGCGCCGATCTTGCTGGCGTTGCCGCCCGACACGGTGACGGTGAGGCCGTCGCCCGACAGCGAGGTGGTGAGCGTGACGTCGCCCGTGTCGTAGCTGACGACCGCGGTCACGGTGCCGGCCTTGGCGGCTGCGGTGAGCGTGTAGCTGGCGCTGGCGGCGGCCAGGCTGAAGCGCTCGGTGCTGACCGTGGCCACCACGTTGCCGCTGCCGTCCAGCACCAGGGGCGTGTCGTCGAAGTAGACGGTCTCGATCGCGTCCACCTCGTGCGCGGCCAAGGCCACGATGAAGGCCAGGTTGGCCGAGCTGGCGCCGAAGCTCTTCAGGAACGCCACCGGCCCGCTCACGCGCATCCGGCCCAGCACCATCTGGCGCTGCTGGGTGGCGCTGCGCTGCATGACGTAGCGGTCTTTGAGGCTGGCGTTGTAGGCGTCCTTGGCGCGGTTCTGGGCGCTGCGCTGCTGATCGCGCAAGGTGTAGACGGCACCAGCAGCGAGGACATAGGGCGCGGCCGTGAAGACGTAGGCGGCGGCCTCGAAGCCGATGGCGTCGACGACTGCAGTGGCGACCCAAGAGACGACGGCTTCAGCCACGGCCCACCCCCCACGCCATCAGCGCCGCGCTGAACGGCAGCGCGCGCAGGCCGGCAGCGGTGACGGCCAGCCAGTGGATGCCGGCGCACACGGCCAGCAGCGGCCGGCGCTCGTCGCGCACCAGGCCCACGTCGCCCGTGGCGGCAAACAGCGGCGCAATGGGCGCGCCGCCGCGCACGGCCACGCCACGCAGGCCGCCATGGGCACGCAGCACTCGCGCTGCGCCGGCGGCGTCGCTGTAGGTGCCGCGCAGGTCGGCCGCGGGGTCCAGGCCCGTCTGGGCCTGCACGGCGTCGGCAGCCCAGAGGCAGCAGTCGTGCACGCCCCATTCGAACGGGCGCAGCTGAGCCTGGGCCACCAGCGCGTCGAGGCGCTGGGCCCAATCGGGGAGCTTGGTCATGGTGCTGGTGGGCTACTTGCGGCCGTAGGTCTTGTCGGGCCAGACGATGCGCTGGTCGACCTGCGTGCTCGTGTACTGGAAGAAGCGGTCGCCGGGGTTGAGCGCCTGCTGCTCGGCGTCGGTGTAGAAGCTGCTGGCCGGCCGCGTGAGGTCAATGCCGGCGTGCTCGGCGGTGACGGTGATGGTGGCGCCGGAGGTGTTGTCCGCGATGTTCATGGTGTCGAGCAGGCCCTGCCAGAAGGGCTGGGCGTCCAGCACCGCGAAGCTGGTGGGGTCCAGCAGCGCGAGCTTGAGGCGCACGGCCTTGCCCTGCACCGGCTCGTTGAGGGCCAGCGCCACGATGTCGCTGGGCACGCCCGACAGCTCGAAGCTGAGGTTGCGCACCTCGGCCGGCGTGTTCTGCGCCGCGCCGATGCGGCCCAGGCCGCGGGTGCCGTAGTAGGTGGTGCCGCTCACCACCAGGTTGATGTTGCTGGTGCAGAGGTTGAGCGCGGAGGTCAGGTCCATCTCGATCAGCACCGCGGCGGGCACGGTGCGGGCCTGCAGCGCGGCCAGCGCGGGCGTGCTGAGGGTGCGCATCAGACGTCCTCCCGCAGCTCGATGGACGGGGCCTCGAACATGCCCGGGCGCCAGTCCACCGGCGCGCCGTCGCTGACCAGCCGGAAGGGCGCCGTGGGCGCAGACCAGGTGACCGCACTGCCGCTGGCAATGGCGGCCCGCGCGCGCGGCGCGAACTCCACGGCCATGACGCCGCTGCCGTTGGCCACGGTGTCGGCCATCACGCGCACCAGCTGGCCGCCCATGCCCAGCATGTCGCCCGCGAGCAGCGTGGCGCCAGCCGCCGTCTGGATGCTGCAGGTGTTGGCCAGCTGGGCCACGGCCGCAGCCAGCGTGGGCGTGCCGCGCAGCGTGCCCAGCGGCGCGGGGCGCTTGAGGTTCCACAGCAGGATGCGGTTGGCGTTGCCCTTGAGGCGGTCGAAGAAGGCCTCGATCTGGCCGCCCAGCGCGGTGGAGTTGTCGGGCGTCATGTCCAGCTCGCAGCGCCAGTAGTCGGCCATGAGGTCGAGCACCTGCATGCCGGCGGTGTAGGGGCTGGTGAAGGCGCGCGTGGTGCTGGCCACGCGCAACTGGAAGCGCTTGGGCAGCCATGCGGCGGGCCAGGTGTAGTCGCTCATGCGCCGATGGCTCCGGTGGCGAGCAGGCGGCGGATGCGGGCCTCCTGCTGCGAGTTGTTGGCCTTGAGGGCGCTGGCGAATTCGCCGCGGCTGACGCCGGCGCCGACGTTGAGCACCTGGCCAGAGAAGTCGATATGCACGCCGGCGCCGGTGGTGGAGCGCTCGGCCTGGGCGGCCTGCCGGGTGAGCACTTTCTCGCCCTCGTGCAGCAGCGCCGGATAGCCGTTGTAGGGCACGTAGTCCAGCCCGTTGGCGTGGCCCTTGAAGTTGTTGTTCAGGGTCAGGAAGTTGTCCAGCGAATCACCGGGCAGCGCGCTGGCCAGCGTGGCGGTGGCGCCCGAGCCGCCGAAGCCGAACACCTTGCCCAGGCTGCCCAGCAGGCCGCCCACGCCGCCGGTGATGAGGCTGGAGGCCTGCATGCGGAAGAGCTGGCGCAGGTATTCCTCGGCCATGAAGGCGAACAAGTCCTTGGCCGACAGCTTGCCGGTGCGCGCCCAGCTGATGAAGGCGTCTTCCATGCGCTGCAGGCTGCCGTTGATGATGGTGGCCACGTTGCCGGCGGCATCGGTGGCGGCGCGCACGTAGGTGTCGAGCGAGGAGCGCACGCCCACGTCGAAGCTGCGCTGCAGCTTGTCGCGCGCGTCGATCTGGGCCTGGGCCTGCTTGGTGTAGGCGGCGGCGATGGCGTTGATGTCGTCGATGGCCAGCTGGTCCAGCGGCCGGCCGGCGCGCTGCGCGGCGCGGATGGCTTCGTCGGCCGCCTGGCGCTCACGGTAGGCGGCGATGAGCTTCTCCTGCTCGACGAGGTTCTTGCCGATCAGGCTAGTCTCGAACTCGTAGGCGTTGGCGGCCTCGTACAGCGCCTGGCTGTGCTGCTCCACCACCTTCTGGCTGTCGCCGCGCTGGATGCGATCGATGCGCGCATAGGCCTCGGCGAGGTCGTCGATGCCCTCCTTCTGCGCGAGTTGGGCGGCCTTGAGGCGCAGGCTGGCGTACTCGTTCTGCTCCAGCTTGGTGGCCATGCGGTCGAGCTCGTCCAGGTAGTTCTGGTAGGGGCTCTTGACGGGGGCCTGCTGCTGATCCTTGGGCTTGGGCACGAACTGCTTGCCGCCCTTGGGCTGATAGCCGGCCGGGTCTTGCGCGTTGAAGCCGTCGAGCCCGAAGGCCAGCGCCATGCGGTTGCGATTCTTCTCGGCGTCCTTCGCGATCTGGTCCATGGCCTGGCTGACCGCGGTGCCGGCCAGATCCCAGGCACGGCGCAGGTCGTCCGCGGCGCCGGCGAAGTCGCCCTTGAAGGCTTTGATGGTGGCCGAGCCCGCACCGATGACCAGCTAGGCCAGCGATTGCACCGCGCCGCGCACAACCTCCAGCCCGATCTCGGCCGCCATCTGCAGGCCGTAGAACAGCGAGGTGATGGTGGCGATCGAGCCGCGGAAGGCGCGCACCACGAACGGCCAGCCGTCGCGGAAGAACTCGGCCAGGTCGGTGAGCGCGGGCATGATGCTGTCGGCGATCGCGTGGCTGAAGCCGTCGCTGGTGCGCTGCATCTCCTCGTTGAATTCCTTGATGGCGCGCTGGTAGCGCGCAATCTCGGCCTGCCCTTGCGGGCCAATGGCGAGCAGGTATTCGTCGTTGCGGGCCTTGGCCTTGATGGCCTCCTGGCTCTGGCCGGCGAGCGCGGCGGTGACCTCGGCCAAGCTGCCGGCGCCGATGGCCTCGACCGCCTTCAGCTGGTCATAGCCCTCGGCGTACTGCTCCAGCGCGGCCTTGACGTTGAGCAGGTAGCTGCGGTGATCCAGCAGCTTGCCGTTGGCGTCCTTGTAGCGCACGCCCAAGCGGTCCAGCTCGTCGCCGTCTTCGCGCATGGAGCGCGTGAGCTGCACGTCCAGCTCCATGGCCTTCTTCTTGGCCTCGGACTGGGCATCCAGCTGCTGCTGGTTGCGCTCGATGAGCCGGTCGATGTTGGACGACTTGTAGCTGTCCCCCGTGAACAGCCCGGTGATGAAGTTGATGGAGGCGCTGACCACCTTGTAGGCGGCATAGACCGCGCCGGCCACCGCGCTGACCGCCGTGATGGCCAGGCCGATGGCGATGGCCTTGCCCTTGGCCACGACGAATTGCTCGGTCTTCTCGATGTAGGCCTGGGTGGCCGCGTAGCCCGAGCCGAAGGCGGCGCCAAAGGCGGCGGACAGGCGCTCGCCCAGGCTGTCGAACTTCACGTCGTTGGCGGCCTCGCCGATCTGCTGGATGGCGACCTCGCTGCGCTGGGCCGAGGCCTCGATCTCGTTGGCGGCGCGGTCCATGCCGGCGCCCATGCCGCGCGCGGCGCGGTCGAGCGCGGTGCTGGCCGTCAGCAGTTGGGTGCGGAAGTCGTCCACGGCCGCGCCGGAGCGCATGAACTGTTCTTGCGCCGTGGCGCCCACGTCGCGCAGGCCGCGCTGGGCCTGCCCGGTGTTGACGGTGACGTCGATGGAGAGGTTGGCGAGAGACATGGTGTGCAGGCCTCAGGTGGGCGCGCGGCCGAAGAGCACGGCGTCGAGCTTTGCGGACAGGGCCTCGGGGTCGGCCGGTGGCGCGGGGGTCAGGTCTGGCTCGCGGTGCAGCAGCGCGTTCCAGGGGGTGAAGTCCAGCGGCTCGAAGGGGTCGGGCTGTCGCTTGGGGTCGCGGTTGACGTTGTAGATGGCGCTGGTGATGGAACCGGCGCGCAGGTCGTCGAAGTGGCTGCCCCAGGGCTCGATGTCGTGGTACTCGGCCCATTGCGCGAGCTCGGCGGCGCTCATGCGCTCACCGAGCTCGCGCACGGTCATGCCGAGGGCGAGGGCGAGGCGGAAGCGGAAGCGTCGCTCGGGGTCGGCCCGGAGGCCGGTGCGTTTCCCAGCTGCTCCTCGCCGTAGCCGTTGGCCTCCAGCACGGCAGCCACGAGCAGGTCGATCTTGCGGCCGGCCGAGGCCTGCAGCACGGGCAGGTCGTCCGCGCTGAAAACGCGGGCGCCCTCCTCGTTCACGACGCTGGCGATCAGCAGCTGCAGGCCGAAGCTGGAGTGCGGGGCGCTGGGGTCGGCCTTGATGCCGGCGCGGATGGCGTCGTTCTCTGCCACGGTGACCTGGCGGATGGTGATGTCGCCGAAGCCGGGCACGGGCACGGTGCGGGTGGTGCAGGCCAGCGCGGCCAGCAGGGCGGTCTTGTCGAGGCTCATGGGTGGGGTTACTCGTGCTGCTTGAGGATGTCGGCCAGGCCGTCAGCAACGTGCTGCAGGACCTCGGCCTCTGTGGCGGCCAGCGCGGGCCGCAGGAAGGGCTGGGCGGCCATCTTGGAAGTGCCCAGCTCCAGGAAGAGCGCCTCGCGCGCCGGGCCGCCGAAGGTGGATCCCTCGACGACCACGGAGCCGGTGGCGGTGGTGCGGGTGTGGCGGCCCGCAGTGACGACGGCGTCGCGCACCTCACCGGTCTCGACGGCGACATGGGCCCGGGCGTGCTCTGCGGTGGGCTGCACGGCCTGGCGCAGCAGGTGCTCCAGCTGGGCGCCGGACAGCGCGCCGCCCAGGCGCTCCAGCGCCGCGTCGAGATCGGTGATGCCGGCCATGGCGATCAGCCGAAGGACACCACGCCGGTGATGCGGATGTCGACGCTGCCCTTGACGATCTGGTTGACGCCGCCCTGCTCGCTGAACTTCTTCACGAAGCCCTTGAAGGCGCGGGTCTTGCCGTTGGGCAGGCGCAGGCGGAAGGTCTTGGTGGCGGCGGTGGTCTTGGCCGCGCGCAGCGCGATCTGGCCGGCGTCGGTGTCGTCCACGTCGATCTCGACGGTGAACTGGCCGAAGTCTTGCAGGCCGGCGCTGTACTCCATGGCGCCGCTCTGCATGTTGGTCTTGTCCAGTTCGCTGGCAGAGCCGTCGAAGCCGGAATAGGTCTTGCAGTTGTTGACGGCGGTGAAGGTCTTGGGCGTGGCCGTGCCGCTGGTGCCGGCCGCCGCGAAGCCGGAGCTGTCGATGTTGACGGTGAAGCCGCTGCCGGAGGCCACCGTGACGATGCCCAGCAGGCCGAAGATCTCGGGCATGTTGGTGACGGTGCCGAACTCGACGACGTCGCCCACGGCGAGGGTGTTGGTGGCGGTGACCACCGCGGAGGTGGCCTTGGTGATGGCGGTGATGGTGATCGCGCTGCCGGGCGTGCCCTCAATGCTGAAGGTGCTGCCCTGCGCGCTGATGGCGGTGCTGGTCGGCATGGTGATGCTCCTGTGGGACGAAAAAAAGCCGCCTCGGTGGGCGGCTGGTGGTGGGAAGGGTGCGGCCGGTCAGGTGGACCAGACCGAGAACTCAAGCACGGTGCGGTGGAACCGCGTGTCGGGCTCGAACAGGTCGCGCGAGGTGATCAGCACGTTGGTGAAGGCCGCCGCGGCCATGGCGTCGCGCACGTCGTCGGCCAGGGCCTGAAGGGTGGCCACGCTGCGGCTGTAGCAACTGATCTCAACGCGGGTGTTCTGCAGGTCGGAGGCGCCCTGCAGGGTGTTGTTGGTGGCGCTGGGGATGCGCTGCCAGACGATGAAGGGATCGACCGGCGGCTCGGCGGTGTTGAGCTGATACCAGGCCCCGCCGGCCGCCAGCGGCGCCAGGGTGGCCTGGATGGTTTCGATGAGGGTGGCGCCAATTGGCGCTTGGGAAAAGAAATCGGCAGAAGCGGTTCCGAGAATTAGCGTGCTGAGCAGGCTTGGCGGCGCGATTGCGAAGGACTGAGGCCCGCTGAACGCGAAGGCTGGAGCGCCCACCACGAGGCTGCCGTCTAGGCTGGGAGGGCTGATGGCGAACGGGCCTGGCGTGGTGAAGCTGAAGGCCGGCACGCCCACCGTGAGCGTGCTGGTGAGGCTGGGCGGCGCAACGCTGAACGCCCCGGACGGCACCGTGAAGGCGAAGATGGGCGCGACGATGGTGAGGGTGCTGTCGATGGAGGCGGGGGCGATGGAGAACGCCCCAGACTCCACGCCCTGGCTAGCCAGAAACAGGCCGCCCGCACCATCACCATGCTGGCTGATGTAGTAGTCCATCAGGCCACCACCACCGGGCCTTCAAATCCCTGCCAGCCGCCCGACTGGGTGGCCGTTCCGTCAGAGGTGGTGACGCGCATCCAAACCAGCTCGCCAGCGGCGCGGCGTGTCGTGAAGCTGCGAGTCAGCACGCCTGACGCATTGGTACTGCCCACCCAGTGGTCAATCGGCGATTCGTGCTGCGAAGGATTGGCGCGCTCGTAGATGGCGCATCGCAGGCCGGTCAGGCTGGCTGCGGCGGCGCCGCCCGTCAGCTTGAGCGTGACCGTGATGGACCGCGTGGACGCGTTGCCGGTGATCTTGCTGGCGCCGCAGCCCTCTTCAAGCTGCGTGGACCCCAGCGCCGCCAGCGTGGCCAGCGTGCCGGCCGGCATCGCGCCCGTGCGGTCAGGCGGGCAGTTGAGCAGCAGCGCCGCGCGATAGCCGTTCTGAGCGGTCAGCGCGGTGGAGATCTCCGACACGCTCAAGCCAGCATCGGCCGCGGTGTGCCAGAACCAGTTGTTGTCCGCCCTGATCGTGTCACAGCTCTCGGCTGGGAACAGGTTGCTGGAGCCGGCGCCCGTGCCGCCCGTGCCGCCCAATTCGAATTCCACGACATCGGTGTAGGAGAGGTCGGGCTGGTGCGTGTTGACGATCAGCAGGCAGTCAGGCTGGAGGCCCTTGACGTGGTTCCTCAGCGAGGCGTAGGGGATCTTGTCGAAGTTGGGCTGGCCCAAGTTCAAGGCATCCACCCAGTTCCAACCGTCGAACCAGAGCAGGTCGATGGGACCGTACTTGGTCAACAGGTCCGTGAGGTGGTTCTGGCAGTGGGTGACATAGGCGGCATTCGTCCAGCCCGGATTGCTGGCCTCCCACTTGCGGTCCCACACGCTGAAATACAGGCCGACACCAAGGCCAGCCGCCCGAACTTTTTGAACGAACAGGGCCACGATGTCAGGCGAGCCAGCGCCGGACCACCAGCTCGAATTGCTGACGTTGTAGCCGCCCTCGGCGCTGGGCCACAGGGCAAAACCGTCGTGGTGCTTGGCCGTCAGAACCAGGTAGCGCATGCCAGCCAGCTTGGCCGCCGCGATCCATGAATCGATGCCGGCCGCGATATCTGATGTGGGTGCGAAGCTGCTTGCGGGCAGCGAGCCATCCGACCACTCGACGTTGTTGAACGTGTTGACGCCGAAGTGGATGAACATGCCGAACTTGCGGCCGGCGTGACGGATCATCTGGGGCGTGATCGCGCTGCTGTTCGTGGCCGTGACGGACCCGGCGCCAGCGACTGCCACGACGACCGTGGAGCCGGTGGGAATCCAGCGTTTTCCGGTCGTCACGCTCCAGGATGTGCCGCTGCCACTGATGGCCGTGGGGATCAGCGGGTAGCCGTTGACGGCCAGCATCACGTCACCCGTGGTCAGCGTGGTGGCTGCAGCGGCCAGGGTAAATGCCACCGTGCAGCCATTGGCCTGAACGGTGGCAGACGACACCGACTGAGTGACGACAGTTGACGTGGACGCGCTTGTGGCAGACACAGAGCCCTGCGCATTGCTGGCGGTGACCGTGACCGATAGGGTCGACCCGAGGTCGCCGGAAACAACGGTGTAGGTACTGCTTGTGGCGCCGCTGATGTCAGTGCCGCCGCGCTTCCACTGATAGGCGTAGCCGGTCGGACTGTTGGCCCAGCTGCCGGTGTTGGCGGTCAGCACATTGCCGACGAATGGAGAGCCCGTGATGGTCGGCGGGGAGCTGTTGGTGGGCGGGAGTGCCGCGCCGGCCGTGCCTTTCAGGACGATGAAGGCCGCAGCGAAGTCGCTACTGTTCGTCCACGTCCACCTAGGCGACGGGCTGGTTTGCGTTGACTGGATCTGGTAGGCGATGGCGCCGCCATAGCTCGTGCCAGAGACGGCATTCAGCGACTGGGCCAAGGTGAAGCCGGCGTCGATGGCGGCCCCTGATGCGGAGCCGCCCAGCGTGATGCCGGCCAGAATCACCTCGTTGGCCTGCGTGGTCGCGATGGTCGTGGGACCAAAGGACGCGGCTGCGTTCGTCCCGGAGGAGTAGTCCTCGCGGTCGTAAGCCGGCGTGGACATCCCGGAAAACGCGATCACGAACAGCGCGGTATACGACGCGCTCATACTGAACGTGTGACCAGCTCCGACCGTGGGGTTGTTGCAGTACGCCCAAACGCCGCGCGAGACGCTATTGCTCTGCGCCGCGTTCCGATAG